GCGAACAGCGGCTACCGCTGCCTCTACGTGGAGGCCAAGCCGGGCGCGCGCGGCGCGTTCCCGGCCACCTACGTGCGAGAAGCCTGGGGCGAGGACAGCTATGAGGCCCAAGCGCCTAACGCCCGAGTTCAGGCGGGCACCACGGCGCCGCAGCCTGACCCGGAGCGTGACGAGGCCGCCCGCCGTGGGGCCTCGCCTGGAACGAAGTGTTAGGTTTCACCGGCGCCGAAGCGAAGGAATAGGACGATGGCTGAAAAAGTAGTGATCGGGAACGCGGAACTGTGGCACGGCGACTGCCGCGAGGTGTTGCCGCTGCTGCCGAAGCATGACCTGCTGCTGATTGACCCGCCATACGGCCTTGGCAAAACGCTGCACAAGGCTGGTGGCTCAAGCCGCTGGGGCAAGCACTACGACGACGGCGTGCCAGAGTGGGACCACAAGCCCGACTATGGGCGCGTGCTTCAGTCGCTGGAGTACGGCCGCGACGCGATAGTTTGGGGCGGCCAGTTCTACGGCCTGCCAGGCAATAGGTGCATGCTGACGTGGAACAAGATCATCAGGAACTGGAGCAGCGGCGAGGCCGAACACGCATGGACGACGCTAGACAAGCCAAACCGCGTGTTCGACTACAGCCACGGGCAACTGGCGACCGAAGGCAAGCACTACCACCCGACGCAGAAGCCCGTGCCGCTGATGGCGTGGTGCCTTGATGAAGCCAAGTATCCGCTGACGGTGCTGGATTCGTTCATGGGCAGCGGATCGACCGGCGTTGCTTGCGCGCAGCTTGGGCTGGCGTTCACTGGAATTGAGGTAGACCGGCGCTACTTCGATGCCGCATGCGAGCGCATCAGCCGCGCCCAGGCCCAGGGCACGCTACTACCGCCCGAACCCCCGCGCGAATGTGTGCAGGAAGGGCTGTTGTGAAACCTAACGCTGCAATTGAGCCGCGCCGTTAGGCGTCGGCTCGAATTGCGGGTTAGGGCGCTGGTGAACGGAGGCACTATGTTTGACGGACTGACATGGAATGAGTTTGGCGGCTACCACGAGGGAGACGCCTGGGCAGCGCGTGGCAACGAGATAGAGCGCCGCGAGCAACAGGAGGAACGCGAGCATGCGGCAATGGAGCGCATGGCAAAGCTGTACGCCGCGATGGCGCTGGAGTTTGCCGACGAAGGCAAGACGCGGCGCTGGCATTCGCTGATGCAACGGGCCGAGCATTTGCGCGGCTGGTGGCATGCGGAAGCGCCCTAACGTGTTGTAGGCGTACTCTGCAAACACTCTGCCTAAATATCGAGCATGCGCCGCATCAGATCACCCATGACAGCAGCCCAGCGAGAGGCCAGATCCGAGCGCAAGCGGCTCGATGCAGAGGACCGCGGCGAGCCCGTCCGCGACGACGCAGACCGGCGCCAGATCGGGCGCATCCTGGTCGACTGCGGATCGACGCACATCGACCTGACGCTGCACCCGGATCGGAGAGACGTGCGGCGCTGGTACGCGGTGGACGCGTCCGGGAACCCGGTGGCGCACGCAGCATGCGCATCGATCCTGCGCATGATTGCGGCCAGCATGCCCCGGGCGCTGGGGCGTAGGCAGTGGTGAGATGAGCCTCTGGCGCGTCATGTTCCTGCCCGAGCGCTACGGACGTATGACCCTCACGCCCCGGCTCGGCATCATCACTTCGCCACACCCTTGGCTTTCTCGAACGTCCTCATCCCACCGATGCCCAGCATGCCGGTGATGACGACCCAAAGCAGGTCCATGTTCAACGTCGGCGGCACCGGCCAGCCCTTGATCGACGCACCCCAGGTCAGCAGCGGCTGTACGACTGTCGCGTAGAGGAACGCGGCGCACGACCCCCACCCGAACGCGGGCCGCCAGCCGGCGACCCAGATCGACGGGTGCACGGCCTCCTTCGCGTTGATCTCCAGCTGGGCGATGATCTGCTTCAGCTCGCCCTCGGCCGCGAACTTCAGAAAGTCGGCTTCGACCTTGAGCCGCTCGGCCTTGTCCTCGGGCGCGAAGCGGTCAAGGATGGCCTTGCCGAACTCCAACAACGGCGGCAGCAACAACGGGTTCATGTCAGCCCCACATGGGCCGCGATCCGGCCCGGTCGATGATCAACGCCTGGTGCCGTGGCTGCGGCGCAAAGCTCACGTGCACCCAGCGGCCGAATTCGAGGATCAGCTGGTCATACTCGATGCCAGCATCCCGCAGCGCAGCGGCCACCTCGCCCGGGGCGCCGAAGCGCGGGCAGATGATGTCGGCAGCCTGGCCCTTGATGTGCTGGCTGCCAGGGGCGCCGCCGATGGCCTTGTTCAGGGCCTCGCAGCGGTAGCCGCTGCTGATCGTGATGGGCGCACCACCGAGCCGCACACGCACCGCTTCGAGGCCTTGCGCGGTGCGGATCAGCGCAGGCATCACCTCGGCCGGCGGGGTGTTGTCGATGCCGCGGCGCGCGGCTTCCTGGCTGGTGGTGAACTCGGCCAGGGAGAAGTGCGCGGACAGGTTCATGGCACCCCCGCTGCGTGCAGCTTGCTGATCAGCCACGACACCCCGCCCACCGCGGCCAGGCCGAACAGCGTGGCCAACAGAAACCAGGTGCCCTTCTTGGCCACATCGAGCCGCAGCTCGGCCCAGAATTTGGCCTCGGCGTCGGCGGTGCGGATCATCTGCTCGTGCGCGATCCGGTGCGCCGCAATGTCGCCGTTCGGGAATGCCTGCAGCCTGACCTCGTTCTCGTCTCGGATGTGGTCCGTCAGCACGCGCGACAGCTCGCGCAGCTCGTCGTGCAAGTCTTCGATGGTCGTCGCGGCCATGCGCCCACCTACAGCAGCCGCAGTGCGCCCGCTTTGCACTCGATCAGCCGCGCGCGCCCGTCGTCGCTGTTGGCCGTGGAGCGCTCGCCCTCGCGCAGCCGGCCCGCCCAGCGCCAGGTCGTCGCCCCGCCGTCGTCCGTGGCCTCGTACGTGCTGGCCTCGCACATCAGCGCCGCGTTGCAGGTGCTCACGCGGATCGAGACCGCCCCATCGGTGCACTGCAGCACCGCCAGGCCTTCGACGGGGCCGGGGCGGGTGCGCACCATGCGCATGGCGCTGTGGGTCATTGGCGGGCCTGCCGGGGCTGTGCACGTCACGCCAGCCCAGGACCATTGCTGCGCGGGCACCTGGCACGGCCTGTCGGCCGCCACGGGCATCTGGCAGGTCGTCCAGCCGCCATCGCGGTCGACGTGCCAGCCGGGCGCCTGCTCGGTGGTGATGCGGCCATCGATGCGCCGGCCTGTTGCGCGCTCGCCGCAGGGGCTGTCGGGCGTGATGGTCTGCGCCAGCAGCGCCCCGGCGCCCAGGGTCAGGCAGACGACGATGGCGAGCTGCAGCAGTTGCTCAAAGGTGCGGCGGGTCATGACTGGCCTCAGACGTAGAAGTTGGTGATGCAGTGCAGCGCCGCGCCGCTCGGCGGGGCCGACGCCATCGACACCGTGATGACCCGGCCCGAGATGCTGGCGATCCAGCACGCGATGTTCGACGCGCCCTCGAACGTGAGCACGCATGCGGCGATGTTGGGTTGCGTGCTGGCCGCCGGGTTGGCCAGGGTGATCGTGAACGACGTTCCGGCGCTGGTGCCGAACAGCACGCGGCAGCCATAGTTGGTGCCGGTCACGCTCGCGCCAGTGCCAGCGCCCGCCGAGACCGAAGGCACGCCCGCGGCTGCGAGGTACTCCATGACGCCGGTCTTGCCGGACATCTGCACGATGTCCTTCTGCAACGACGTGTCGATGCGCGCCGACAGCAGCACGACCGCGTTGTTGATGTAGCCCGGCTGGCTGCCGCCGTTGAAGATGTAGACGGACTGCGTGTTCGCGTTGACGGTGCCTGCCGCGGTGGTGTCGGCACCGAAGAGCCGCAGGTTGCCGGACATGCTGTTCGTGGCCCCGCCCGACTTCACGTCGACATCGGACCCGAGGCCGCCGATCCCGCCGCCAATCGTCACCTTGCCGCCGGCCAGGCCACCCGCCGCCGGGCCGCCGATGATGTTGATCGCCGAACCAGTGCCGCCGCTGTTTGACGCGGCCGTGATGTTGATCGCGCCGCCGGCCCCCGCGGTCAGGCTCAAGGCGTTTCCGAAGCTGTACGAGCCCCCGGCCGATGGCGAGAGCACCAGAGACGTGCCCAGGTCGACGGCCTTGGCCCCGCCGACCGACATGGCCCAGTTGTTGGCGCCGATGCGGTACAGCCCGTTGTCCAGGTCCAGGCCGAAGGACGCACCAGGAGCGCCCACCGTGCCGTCCGGGAAGCTGTAGGTGGCCGCCACCTGCTGCCCGCTGGCCTTGGCGTACCACAGGCACCGCCAGTTGCCGCTGCCCAGGCTCACGAACTCGGCGTTGTCCCCGGCCGCGGTGGTGATGTTGGTGCCGCCGGGCAGGATCAGGCTCGTGGCGTTGTGGGTGAGCGTGAGCGCGCCGCCGAATGTCAACGTCTTGCGCAGGCCTGCCGTCAGCGTGCCCAGGCTCGTGATCGTGGTCGTGCCGGTCACGTCCAGCCCGCCCGCGTCCTTGGTGCCGATGTCGGTGGTCGCAGCGCTGGCGATGGTGTCGCGCGAGCCCAGATCGGCGCGCACAGCCGCCTGCAGGTTGCGCAAGTTGTCGTCCAGGTTCGGGCCCACCGCAGTGGCGCCTGTAGGCAGGTTGCTGGCCGGGGTCGCTGACCAGTCCTTCAGTGATTGCGAGATGTCGGCTGCCATGTTGGGATGTCCTTCGTGCTACGCTGCGGAGATGGAATTCACCGACTGGATGTGGCTGAAGTTCTGCGTGCTGGGGGCTGGGGCGTTTGTCTGGGGGCTGTGGCGCGGGCTCAACGGGAAGCCGCTGCACCTGGAGCCGCACGAACGCCGAAGAGCAGCGAGCCGTCCAGCAGGCCAGACAACAAGCCCGGCTCGACGTTCCGAGCGCTCATCGCCGCCGCCAGCCCTTCCGGGGAACTGAGAAGCCCGGCCATCTGCGCCTCGGTGCGGCCCTTGGCGAGATGACGGCCCATCTGCATCAGCTCTCGCAAGATGCCGGGCTGCGACGTGCCGGCCAGGGACATCAGGTTCGGGATGCTGTCGCTACCGCCTCCGGCGCTGGCCGAGCGCTTGACCTGCTGCACGATCTGCTGCGCCTTCAGCGCTGCCAGCGCGTCATTCAGCGCGGACTGGGCGCCAGCGTCCAGCGGCAGTGAGCGGTCCGCACCGCGGGCCAGGTTCATCGAGCGCTCAAGACGCGGCGCCGTGATCTCTGGCAGCGTGCCTGATGCAACGGTGCGCCCGAGCAGGTTGCCCTCTGGCGAAACGAATGTCGACATCATCCGCCCGGCGCCGCGGGCTGCGTCGACAGCCTGCGAGTCAGCCGCGTAGCCGGAGGTCACGTTCTGCCACCGGCCGCCAGTCGCCTTGTTCAGCATGTCGTCTACCGCGCGCAGAACCGACAAGGTGGCCGGGTTGTCGCGCGGAACTTGCTTGAGCGGGTCGGCCGAGCCCTCCCAGGCCTTGCCGCTCAGACTGGCGCGGATCTGCTGCAGGTGAGCAGGGCTGAAGCCGTCGCCGAAGCGGTCGATCTTGCCCTTGATGCTGGTGAGCATCCGCTCGACGGTATCGTTGGCAGCCTGCGGGGACTTCAGCGCCTGGTCGAGCTGCGCGGAGAGTTTCTGCACATCCGCTGGCCACTCCATCGCGGCCCGAAGTTGGGAGGGTGTCGTGGTAGCGCCGGGCTCGAATGCCGACGCCGCGGAGCGCCACCGGTCTTGCCAGTTCTGCGAGCGGGCGGCACGCGCGGCGCCGAGGTCTCCCGCTGCCGATCCGGCCTGCTGCACCTTGTTCCACACCGCCTGCGCCTGCGCGGTGTCGAAGTCGCGCCATGCGGCTGGTGCGCGCAGCCGCGAGGCTTGCTCAAGCAACGCGAGGTCGTTTGAGCCGGAGCGAGCCGCGGCCGACAGCGGGATGCCACCAGGAGAGACCACCGACTGCATCGAGCTCGGCAACGTCACGGCCGCGTCCCGGCCGATCGCCTGCTCGATGTTCCGCAGCGCCGCCGCCTTGGCGCCGGAGTCGGACACCGCCGCGCGAACGCCCGACACCGTGTTGCCGAGCATCTTGCCGCCAGCGCCCAGCGCCATCAAAGCGGGCGGTAGAGCTGCGCCAATCACTGCCCCGGTTCCTGTGCTCTGCGGGTCCACCAAGGCCGCGCTCGCGCCTCCTGACGCGGCCCCGGCGCCCGTGCGCAGCAGCAGGTCAGAGAGCGCCGACGCGGCGCCCTTGCCGGCCTGGCCAGCTCCCGTGCTCAACCCGGACGACGCCAGAGCCGCGGCCACGCGCTCGCCAGCGATGGGCGCCGCCAGCCGGCCAAGCCCACCGCCCACTCCAAGCGTGCCAGCGACCTCGCTTCCGAGCTTGCCGGCGCCGAAGGCGTAGCTCTTCGTGTCTGCGCCAAGTTGGTCCAGCGCGTCGGTCATGGCCTGGCGCCGGTCCGTGCGGCCCAGGAACAAGCCGTTGGGACCGAACACGGAGTTGTCTGCGCCGGTTGCGCGCACCGCGGCATCCACAGGCGCGAGCAGCGTCGCGCCGATGCTGCCAGCGCCGCGCACAGCGCCGGCCACCAGATCGGCCACGCCACCTACTTTGCGCGACTCGGGTTCCTTGGCCGGCCCAAGAGCCGCTTGAACGTCAACACCCGCTGCGCGCAGCCGCTCGGCGATCTGGTCTTGCGTGGTGCCGTCCGGCACGTTGTGCAGGATGGTGCCGTTGGGGAGGCGCACGTCCATTTCAGCGCCCCCGGGGGAGGTTGTTCCAGTCGAGTCGGCCGGGCGTGCCTCCGCCGAGGTTGGAGAAGTCGACGACTCCTGGCGACGCACCGATGTTGCCGAACGAGGTGAACACGTTGTCTGGGTTCAGACCGTTGCGCTTGACGATGCCGGAAAACGAGTCTCGCGCCTTCGCCGCTTCGGCCTCGTACGAGCGGATGCGGCCCTGCGCTTCGGCGACGATCTGGCGCTTGACCTGCTCGGTAAGCTTGCCGCCGCCGCTGAGGTACTGCGCCCATCCCTTGACGCGCTCGGGGATGTTCGGCGAGTTCGCGACCGTCGCGTATTCGCCCTCGCGCACGACGCTGTTGGGGTCATACAGCTTGGCCAGGCCGTAGACCATGTTGATGTCGGCCATCGGAGTACTTCGCTTGGACGCATCGAGGATGCCGGAGTAGGACGGGAAGGCTTGTTTGTAGGACTTCACCTCGGGCAGCGTCTCGAACTCCTTGCGCAGCGCGGTCTCGGCATCGGTGGCCCTGTTGCCTGCCGAAATGGTGTTGGCCTCACGCGAACGGGCGTCGACCATGTTCTGGCCCCGCATCGTGATGCCGCCCGTGTAGGTCGTGTCTGGGCTCACCGTCTTGTCGAAGCCCTGACCCGCCTGCAGCGCGAAGGGGTTCGTGGCACGCAGCGAACCTCCGAGATCCATCAGTTTCATCTCGACCGCCTTCGGCAGCACCTGGCCCACCGGCCGTCCGAACTCGTCACGCAGCATCGTGCCCGGCATGTTGGTGCCCGGCATCGTGGTCTCGACCTGGCCGGCCACCTTGTCGAGCCCGAAGTTGCGCGCGTCGTTCAAGCCCTGCATGAGCTTGGCCGCGTGCTCGGGTCCGAACAGCCGGGCGGCCGTGGCGTAGTCGAATTGGGGCCGCGTTGCGCCCGCCGCGGCCGTGGCGTTGGCCTCCGGGCTACGTTGGCCGCTGCCGGACATGAACGACGGCGCGCCGGTCGGCGCCTGGACGAATGGGTTTGCCAGGAAGGCGCCTTGATCCTTTGCCGTCTGCTCTGTCAGCGCTGCCTTGCGCACGGCCTCGGCCGCCTGCTGCTCGCGTTGCTTGGCCTGCGCCCTCGTCTCGTCGGTCTGCGCGCCCAAGTGCTGCAGCTGCGCGCCCATGAGCTGGGCCTTGAGCAGCCGCTCGGCCTGCTGCTGGCGCCGCGCCTCCTGCTGCTGCTGCCAGGCGTCGGCCTGGCCCATCGCGGACAGCAGTCCGCCGCCGAAGCTGGTGCGCACTGGCTTGGCCGCGGCTGCGTCGAGCAGGCCGAGCGCGAAGACGCCATCGCGGCTGTTGAGGATGTCGAGGAGTCCCATCACTTGCCCCCGAAGAACTGCAGCAGTCCGGGCGCGAAGTTGCCCAGGCTGAAGTTCGATCCCTGCAGCGCCTTGCGCGGGTTGGCGCGGTCGAAGTTGTTGGTGCCCGACGCGTTGGCGTTCATCCCAGCCAACAGCCCGCCCGCCCCCGTGTTGATGGCGTTGAGCAGCCCGCCCAGGTTGTTGTACGCCGTCTGTTGCTGCTGGCTGAAGGGCTGCTGCTGGTAGGCCTGCGACAGCTGCTGCCCCTGGCCGATCAGGTCTTGCAGGAATGGTTGCGCCGGGCCCCAGGGGTCGCGGCTCGATGTCTGCTGCTGATCCTTGCCGCTCATGGCGCCGAGGGCGGTGCCAGCGAGCTGCGCCCAGACTGGGGCCTGGCCTGCCGCCGCGCCACCAGCGACGGCCGGCATCGAGCCGAGCGACGTGGACAGCTCGGGCAACGCCATGCCGGCCACGTCAGCGGCCGACAGGCTCACGCCGTAGGGTGCCGCGGCCGTTGCGCCACCAGCGGTGCCACCGAAGGCCCCTGCGCCCGCTCCGGCGCCGAGCACCGTGCCGTAGATCTGGGCCATGGTGCGCGCGTCGGCCGCGTCGCTGCTGCTGTTCCATGCCGGCTGGATCGACACCTTGCCGTCCGGCCCGGTCACGGCCTGGTACGAGACGTTGCCATGCCCGGCCGCTGACCACCCGAGCGTCCCGTCCGGGTGCGTTGGTGAATTGCCGCCGAGCGTCAGGCTGCCGTTGTTGTTCACGTCGCCGAGAAAGCTCAGGTCCTGCCCGTTGGCCTTGATGCCGTAGGTCGTCGTCGGCACCTGCCACGAGTCCTGCCCGGCCTCGCTGTAGCCGGTCTCGGTGCGCATGCCCTGCTGCGGCGTGATCTGGACCTGCGACAGGTCCGAGATGCCGTTGGCCTGCAGCAGCCGGGCCAGCTCTTCGGCACGGTCGACGCCCGACGCGTCCCAGTTGCCGCCCCAGGTGGCGCGGATCTGCGCCGCGAGGTTGCTTGCCATTGCCTCAGCCTCCGTACATGCGTTGCGCGGCCAGCCAGCCGCCCAGGGCGCCCAAAATCGGGTTGCCCTGCAGGTTCTGCGTGTTGCTGGCGCCCTGGCCGCCGAGTTGCGTGCCGCCGCCCAGGAACTGCTGCCAGTAGTTCAGCGGCGTGTTCTGCTGCTGCGTGCCCAGGTTCAGCCCCTGGGTGTTGAGGCCCATCAGCGTGTTCAGCAGCGCGATCTGGTCCTGCACGCCCTGGCGCTGCAGTCCGTTATTCGCCTGCCAGGTGTTGAAGTCCATGTTCTGGCCGAACTGGTCGGCCTGCTGGCCGAGCTGGCGCTGCTGGTTGAGCATCGAGTTCGCCGCGCCGACGTTGTACTGGTTGTTCGCCTGGCGCTGGCCGGCACTGAATTGCCCGAGCGCGTTGCCCTGCCCCGCGTTGAACTGGCTCATGGCGCCGAGCTGGCCCGCGTTGAACTGGCCCAGGGCCTGCGAGAGCTGCGCGTTGCGGCCGAGGTCAGACGCGCCCAGGTTGGCGTTGAACTGCCCGACGTTGTTGCCCAGGCTGGCGTCGAATTGCGCTGCGCCCAGGGCCTGGCCGAGGCCTTGCAGGTTGAGACCTTGCCCCTGCAGGAAGCCGCTCATGTTGCGGCCCAGGTCCTGCGCGTTGTACCCCGCGTTGGCCATGTTCACGGCCTGCTGGCGGCCCAAGGCGTTCTCGGCCAGGTTCTGCTGCTGCGTGTAGTCCTGCATGCGCATGCCGCTGGCGATGTTGCCCAGGTTGCGCCCGAAGTCGCTGTAGGCGTTCTGGCGCATCTCGCCCAGGGCCGTGTTGCCGAAGCTGCCGCTGGCTCGGTCGGCCGAGTCGAGGGCCGGCCGGATGGACAAGTCGAAGTTGCGCCGCGCGTCGGCGCTGGCCGCGTCGATGGCTTGGCCCAGGTACGGGTTGCCGCCGCCGAACTGGTTGGGGCCGGTCTGCTGCACCTGCTGCGTGCTCTGGCCCAGGTACGGGTTGGCCGCCTGGCCCGCTTGCTGGGCCTGCTGCGCCCACGGCATCACGGACTGCTGCTGCCCCACGCCCTGGCTCGTCTGGCCGATGAAGGGGTTGCTCGCGGTGTAGGCCTGGCCCCACTGCTGTTGCACAGGGCCGCCCCAGTCCGACGCGGCGAAGCTGCCCGCGGGGGTCTGCTGTTCGTAGTACCCGAGCCCCGTTTGCCCGGGCGCCTGGCCGTAGCCGTAGGGGGTCTGGAACGGCCCCATGTTCTGCTGGTACTGACCGTAGAAGGGAAGTGAAGTCGCCATGCTGTGGCCTCACACAGTGAAGTAGTTCGTGCCGTCGCTGGCCAACATGGCGCGCGGAGCGGCGGCCGTGAGCACCAGCGTCGCGGCACCGTCGATGAGCCCAGAGACCGGCGTCAGGGTCACGTTGTTGACGCTGCCCTCGGTCTTGCGCACGGTCACGAGCTTGCCCAGCGCCGCGGCCGGAGAGAGCAGCGTGACGGCCCGCGCGCCACCGGCTGCACTGACGAGCAGAACGCTGTCTCCGTCCTGCATCGTGTAGCTGGCCGAGAGCACCTGCGAGGCGTGCACGAAGCCGTCCCCGTGCTTGTTGTTGGCCTGCACGATCAGGCGCAGCAACTCATAAAGCCGCGTCACCAGGCGCGACAAGCCGCCCTCGGTGGGCAGGCGCGGATCAGGGTCGAGCCTCATTCGCTGCCGTCCTCTTGCACCGCCACGTCCAGACCCACAAGCTCGGCATCGCCGCTGCCCGAGAGCGCGTCCTGATGCCAGCGCGCCGAGCGCAGCAGGTCGAAGCGCCCGGCCGAGCCCATGGCCACCGCGGCGCTCGACGTCAGCGCGTCGCTCTCTCCCATACCGTACCGGTGCACCAGGCTAGCGGCGGCAGGCTTGGAGAGCCAGCGCACGTTGGCGCGGCTCACCAGCGAGATCACCTGCTCATCGCCGTAGAGGTTGCCGGCGAAGGACCATGATCCAGCCGCGCCGCCCACGGTGTAGGGCTTGTGGTCGGTGCCGATCAGGGCCGGGACTGGGCTGTTGGCGATCCAGAACGGCGAGTCGTACGGGATGGCCGGGAGCGCGTCATAGGTCGAGTACAGCGTCCCGAGCGTGTCGTACGTGATGCCGCCCAGCACCAGCTCAATCGGCAGCTCGATGGAGCGCGTGATGACGCCCCACTTCTGCGCCCGGTAGTTGTAGACGATGGCCTCGTCGAGCGCGCCGCTGGCCGAGCCGGTGGACGGGTAGAACCAATAGACGAGGCTGTTCACTCGGTCGTGCATCGCCGCGATCTGGTATTGGTACGAGCGGTTCAGGCGAGCGAAGAACCACTGCCGCAGCGGGGCGCCGATGGGCACTGGGCGCGAGCCGTCGAAGGCGTAGATGTCCGTCTCGCCGATGAACAGGTGCGCGGTGCCGATGTTGACGACGGCTTCTTGCGAGCTGCACCCGATGTCGCCCGGAATGAGCGTCCACTGCCACACACCTGACTGCGCGCCGACGTAGGTGCCGACGAAGAGCGCGCGGTCCTTGTACGCCACCAGGTTGGGCCCCAGGCGCCGCAGCGCGCGGATCGGCCCCGGCGCATCCACCAGGCGGCCCGAGGCGCACTGCACGGACAAGCTGGGCGCCCAGGTGGCGTCATCGTTGATGGCGCTGCACCACCAGCGGTCCGCCTGGTCGCCGAACGCGGTGCCCAGGCCCATCGCGGTGTCGTCGCAGTCGGCCAGCATCACGAATCCGGACGCGACTTCGACGAGTGACGCCTTCGGAGCTGTGAGGTTGGCAAAAGAGGCGCCGGTCGAGCGCTGCAGCTGGCACGACTTGTTGGCCGCCAGCGAGTCGTTTCCGAACTGGGCGAATCGCCAGCGCACGGTGCCGGCCGTGTAGCCGAGACCGCGGCTCACGTTGGCCCATACACCGCCCGAGCCCTCTTGCAGCATGCTCGCGCCGCCGATGAAAAAGCGCACCGAGGCGTCGAGCTTCTGCAGCAGCGCAGCACCCGTCACGGCCTCAGCCGATGCCGGGTAGGCCGTGGCCACGTTGGATGGCACCGAGCGCATGCCGCGCAACGTTGGGACCATGTTCGCGCACTCGACCATCGCGCCTGGGGTCGACGGGTCGACGTCCGGGGCGAAGCCGATCAGCGGCACGAGGGGCATCGCGTTACACCCCGGCCAGGTCTGGCGCGACGATGCCGACGATGCGCTGCAGGTCGTCGTCGGTCACGGCGGCGCCCTTGTTGTAGACGCTGTTGGCGTCGCCCTGGCTGCCACCCGTGGCCACCCGGATCGTTGACTCTATGATCTGCTGGCTGGGGCCTCGGATCTGCTCCTTGGCCCAGGCCAACAGCTTCGGGTCAGGCCCCACGGCGCGCAGCGTCTTCGAGGCCTCGCGCCAGAGCGCGACCTGCAGCCGGCGCTGAAACACTGCGTCGTCGACGAGGGCGCGGATGTCGGTGTACGGGATGGGCATGGCTACACCACGTAGTCGGGTTGCAGTGCCGCGGCGAAGTACATCGCCCCTTGGTCGGACGCGCGCAACTCTTCGAGCGCGGTCTGTGCCTGCATTTCGTAGAAGGCGGACATCTGGGGGTTTTTGGCGTACGTCGCCGCGATTGACAGCGCCGTCATCAGGTACAGGTCAGGCGCCTTGGAGAGTACCCAGTTGCTTGTCGTCTCAGCACTGAGCGGCGGGATGCGCTGCCAGTAGGAAAGCGTCAACGCGGTGTCGGATGTGACCGCGAACGGAAGGTGAATCGCCCCGCCATAGACGGCATAGGCGTAGTCAGCGCTTCCGGCGGCAACGCGCTCGGCCAATTGCTCGGCGGTGCATTGCGTCCACTCGCCCCCCGAGCTGGTGAGCGCCCTTCCCTCCTGGTAATCGTTCGGCAGGTTGACCGAGGACTGCCCTGACGGCACCGTCACGTTCGTGACTGCGGCCGAGTTGCTGAGCCGGAGCTTGCGGTTGAAGCGGGCCTCTGCGAACTCGACGAACGTCGCCGCAGGCGTCGCCAGGTCGGATCGATGCGCCCAGTCGGCAACCGCCGCCAACAGCGAGTTGTAGTCCATCAATGGACCCCGTTGCGCACCAGGAATTTCTGGTGCCCGTCCGCGATGAAGCGATCAAGAATCGCGTCGTCTGCGGCCGCCTCCTCAATGGACAGGCCAAGCTTGTTGCACCAGGCAGCAAGCTCGACCAGCGGGATCGCGGCAACGCAGTGGCCAAGCGTCTCGCTGTTGATATCGGCCTGCCGCATGCGCTGGATGCGGTCGAGGTTGCCGGAAAGATCGGCGGACTCGCCGATGATGATCTTCCCGTCCTCTTGGGCGCCGTACGTGACGGTGCTGTGCGTGCGCTTGATGATGTCGATGGCCATAGACGCCTCTTGGCATCTGCGGCGCACGACACGCGCGCTGCGGTGTTGGGTGGCCCGGAGACGCTCCGGGCCTGGGTTGACAGAGCCCGCGAATGCTGCGGGCCCGTGGCTTGGTTAGGTCAGGTCGCGGATTGCGCCGTGGGCTTTTTCGTTGTTCACGATGAGCGTCCACTCGCAATTGATCAGGCGCTCGGTCGCGTCCCCACGCACGCCAATTGGTGTCGACTTCATCTTGCGCAATGTGCCAAGCTTGGCATAGTCGGGGTTCAGCAGGAACACTTCGCGCGTGCGCATGTGACGGGCATTGACCGCCTTCACGCGGCCGAACGGACCGATGTAGACCTCCAGCACCGCGGTCAGGGTCTTGTCTTCGGCCTTGTCGAAGCGCGTCTGTCCGGCCAGGAATCCGTCGAATGTGGTCCGCTGAGCAGACGGGATCAGGGCGTAGATGTTGTCGCGGTTCGGACTGCCGTTGTCGAACATCAACTTCATCACGTCCTTGAGCAGCGTTTCGGTAAATGCCCGCTGCGTCCCGTCTGTGGGCGCGGTGTTGCTCAACGGAGCCGGGTCTGCTCCACCTACGCCCTTGCTCGTGTTCGTCGCGATGAATCCCAAGAACCCGCGAGACTGTGGCGGAGTGCCTGCGGCAGCGGCAATGGCCGTCGTGTTCTGCAATACGCCAAACTCGATGTCCTTCTTCAGCACCACCATCGCCAGCGCTTCCTGGTACGCCACTTCGTCGTTGCCGCCGGCCTTCTCCGCGGCTTGCTGCGTGTTGGAGATCGACAGCACGTCCTCTGAGATCTGCGTCCGGTTGCTGTACCGGCTGACGTTGACGCGAGCCGCAGGCGCTGACGTGTTGCCCTGCTCGACCTTGTTCGATGCGCCCGCCCGGAAGGCGTCAGTCAGCCACTCGACGAACGGGCCGTCGACGGTTTGCTTCCCGATCAGCGCGAGCGTCGGCGTTTCATCGACGCTGACGTTCCAGATCTTGTTCAGCAGTTGCTCTCGCACTCGCGAGCTGTTGAACGTTGCGAATGAGTTCGAAATCTGAGCCATGATTCACCCTGCAGCTTTGAGCAGCTCGGCGAATTGCGCTGTGCTGAATGTTGAGCGCGAGTTGATCGCCTTGAGAGCCGCGTCGGTTTTCGATGTCGGCACAGGGGAGCGCGGTTTTGTCGTCGGAGACGGCAATTTGCGCACCTTGTTCTGCACCTCGGGCTTCTTGGCCTGCAGATCTAGCCACTTGCCCGCATACATCGCCATTTCGGCCAGATGCGGGTTTGTTCGAATCAGGTTCAGCTCGTGCTCAGATGGGGCCAGCTTGTGGACATGGGCAAAGGCTGCGCCCACATCCTTCTGCGTGATCCCCGGGAAGCGGCTTGCGAGGTGCTGTTCGGCGGCCGACACGGCCGCCTGCTCTTGGGTCTTGGTCTGGTGCGCAAACGTCTGCGCAAACTGCCCCAAGGTGCCGTTGAGGTGCTGCTCTGCTCGCATGCGCTCCACCATCAGGTCCGCGGTCGGCAGGTTCTGCGCCTTGAGCGATTGGATCTGTGCATCCAGCCCGCCCAAATACATCAGCCCCTGCTGCACCTGGTTGAGCACCTGAACTTGTTGCTGCGCCTGTTGCTGGATCTGGGCCTGAGACTGCCTAGACCACTCGGCCACCTGCTGCGCCTTCTGCGTGTAGTCCTGCTGTCGCAGGTACCCCGCGCGAAGCTCGCTCTCGGCGACCTCGTAGGTCTCACCGTTCGCCGTCGTCCACTTGTGGACAGGCTCTTTCGCCTGATCGGAATCCTCTGTGGGTTGCTCCGACTGCCCCTCGGTGTCGCCTTCGGCTTGAGCCTCTTCGGCTTGAGCTTCGGCGTCCTGTTGGGCACCCTCAAGAGACGAGTCCTCGCCCTCCGCCGGCACGTCCGCTGGGCCAGAATCCGCCGCGGCGGGTTGCTCTGGTTTGCCAGCGTTCGCCATCTCGGCAGCGAAGCTCTCGATGGTCAGTCCTTCATCCATAGTTGCATGCTATCACTGTTGATTGATCTATTCAATCATGCTATCTGTCTGGCCAGCCTCGGGCCAGGAACTGCCGTCAGACCAACGCACTCCAGCCGGCCCGCGCGTGAGCGGATAGCCGCTGTATCTGCCGTCCCAGTGGCGCCGGTCCTCCGGCACCAAGGGGTGCGAGACCGACACCGGCACCACACCATCTAGGCGCTTGCATTCGTCGGCCCAGCCGCAGAATCCGGCCATGTCGTCCGGTGGAGCGTCTTCTGGGGTGCCGTCCTGTGGTTTGTGCTCCTCGGAGTCGGCCGCGTTCCCCTGCTCGACGCCGCGGCGCGGCTTGCCTTTTGGCCAGGCCATCTAGCGCTCCTTCACGATGCGTTGAATTTCAGCCATTGCGGCTGCGTGCTGCTGTTCTGCGCTGCGCTCTTCCTGGGCCATCCTGCCGCCCATGATCAGAGACCGAAACGCGCCCTCAAACTGGGCTCTCGCCCGGTCCATGTGGTGCAGCAATTCGCGCGTCTTGGCGTCGTCTATGGCTGTGCCGAAGAACTGCTCTGCGAGCGCCGTCTTCATGGCCGACAAGACCTCGGCGACAAGCGGGTCCGACAGGATCGACTCAGCCCTCGATGCCCGAGCGATGATGATGTCGTCGGTCGCGTCGATGTTCATAGCGTGGCCACGATCAAAATGGCCTCCTCTTCTGCGATGGCCGCGAATTCAGCGCGGCGCTTTGCCGCCTGCGCCACTTGGTCTAGATAGGCGTTGCGGTATTCGGTGCGAAACGTGGCCAGCAGGTCAGGCATCCATTGCCGCAACAGCTCAGGCGCGACTCCACGCACCTCCGGCATGCGCGGTGGCTTGATGTCTTGAGTGGGAGCAGACGAACCTGGGGCGGACTGATCTGCAGCCGATGCCGCCTTCTCGACTGCCTGTCCCTTGACGCGAGCCAACAGCGCATCGAATTCGGCCTTGAGCCGATCCCTGTCGTCGCTGTGCAAGACCGTCTGTTTGCGCCTTGCCGCGCGTTGCGCCACATGGCCTGCGTCATACCCGCCAGGGGTGGGCAGGCCTGGGCCGGTTTGCGTCCCTGCTGGCGAGCTGGCTTCGGTCGTAGTGACGCCCGGGTCGACCGCGCCGGTTGACTCCCCGGCGCCGACGTTTGACCCGACGGTGGCTGTAGACCCAGCGGCGGCCTGGCCGACTTGCACTTGCGTGGCCGCGGGCGTCGAGCCCACTGTCGCCGTGACGCTTGCTGCGGCGGCGCCAACGTGCGATTGAGTCGCCGCGGGCGTGCTCGCTGTGGTGGCGGTGACGCCAGCCGCGATGCTGGCTTGCTGCGCCTGTGTGGCGGCGGGGGCGCTGCCCGATGTGGCGCTAGCAGCGTTGGCAACAACGCCGTTGATAGCGCCACCACCCGCCGCAACCCCCGTCACCCACACCCGCCGCCGCGCCGCCGGGAACAAGCGCCGCGGGTCTCGCAGCAGCGCCCAGATCTGCGCATCGCTTAACGCGGCGTCGGTGATTGCCGCGAGATAGGTGCGGTTGAAGCCGCTGGACGCCACAGCCGACGTGCTGCACAGACCGAACGAGGATGTGCGAAGGGCTCCGTTTCCACCAGTTACCGTCGCTGTCTGCCCTTCGCAGAACACGGTAAGCGTCGTCCCGACCTTTCGCAGAGCTACTGCGTAGAGACGGTTCGCCGTTTGTGTCCGGGTGATCGTTGCTGTGAATCCAGCTGGGGACGAATCCACATATGCGCCAGTGATGGTCGAGGCATTGAGGCCGATAGACATCGACCAGCCGTTGCCGGAACCGTCGCTGCCGTACGAGATGTTTGGGGCGTAGCTAAAGTTCTCACACGCGAAAATCCCAACCAGCGTTGCCGATGGGGATCCGCTCCCACGCGTAACTGGCGAAGACGTGAAGTTCCAATAGGCGCACTCACCAGGGTCCGTAGACGAATTGGGCCGCGCCCTTATAGCCAGACCCAACGGGCCTTGCTGATAGGGCACTCCATTCGCACTATTGATGTTGACTGCTTCGCGTATCCCAATGGAGTACCCATCGGTGCGCGGAACCCAGACCTGCGCGTTGCCTGGCAGCAGGTAATTGTCGTAGGTCTCCGGCCGCTCAGGCAGCCAGATGCGTCCGGTGTTGGGTCGCAGCATGGCGCAGCGCTTACGTGTACTGCCCTTGCGCGGTCAACGCCTTGACGGTCCAGTTCGCAGAGATCGTCTGCCCGCTGATGTTTTTGATGTATGGACGGTAGAGAAGCGGATCGATATCGATTGGCGCGCTCACGAATCGCATGTTGGTGTTTGCCGTGGGCGCCTTTGTCGCCTCGAATGCCACGGCGTAGCACGATGCGGGTAGGCGCGACGATCCGGCCGTGGTGTCAACATCAGGGAAATTCGTTCCGTCCAGCGCTGGCACCAGGTACAGCTCGGCTACCAAAATACCGCCGCTGATACCGGTGACGGTGGCCCATTGGCACAGCAGCTCGAACCGTGCTCGCAGGTCATCGGGGGCATTGCCCGTCGACCTGGCGTCGAAGTCTGCCGTGCCGTTGGCCAGGCCGGCGGAACCGCTGGTGAGGCTCGCCCCGGTGCTGGTGAGCGTGATGATCGCGCGCTCTTTCGCGCGGATGTCGCCTGCCATCGCGCTGCCTCAGTTGCAGTTGGCCGACTGCACCAGCCAATTGGCATCGCCGCTGGCCGCCGCACCTGTGTAGGTGAGGTCCAGCGCCGTCACGGTGCCGGTCGTGCGCGACGTGCCTCCGATGGCTGCCTGCACGTTGGTGGCAGCGTACGTTGCGGCCTGCAGGATCGACTCGGCAACGCTGCCCGCGGTCGCGGCACCCCACACGTCAGTGACGACGCCGCGGTTCTTCGCCTTGCTCATGTTGCGTGAGTAACGCAAGAACAGCACCCACTCATCACGCTTGCCGGCCGTGAGGCTGTCATACGTCGTGTAGGTGGCGGCCTCGTCGATCTGCTGCGGCTGCAGGTCGATCCGCCACGCCAGCTGCGTGACTGTCTTGGGTGCGTTGAGCCACTGCAACACGGTGATCGTGTCGCCGGCCAAGCGGGGCGTGTTGCACGCTGCGTCGGCCTTGCACGCCGTGCAGGCCGTGGCCAGGCGCGCGGGGCTGAGGGTGGTTTGCGCGTGCGCCGCGCCGATCAGCGCAAGTGCGAGCAGGATGATGAGTCGTGCAATGACGGTCATGGGTGGCTCCGATTAGGTAGGCTGATTCACGGTCCAGGTGAACGCGGGCACGTTGAAGGTGTTGCCCGTGTAGAGCTGCTGGTCGGTTGTCTCGTCAGCCACGTAGAGCACGTCGCTGCTCACGCTGTCGACGATGGCGATGTGGTTGTTTGGCGCGGCGCCGCTGTTGGCAGTGAGTGTGATGGTCTTGGCTCCCCACGTCGTGACGCGGTTGCTGCCTGAACTGCTCTGCACCATGTCGCCTGCCACCAGGTCGACGCTGCCGCAACTGTTGCCGGTTACGGTCGCGTAACTGTCGGCCGCGGTATAGGCCTTGATGACGTGCATCTTCACGCGGGCTGCGGTCCCGGCGCGGGTGCGCATCAGGTCCGAGCCGCCGTCGAGGATCAGTTGGTTTGCCCACTTGGCCATTGATTGCTCCTGCGCCCGTCAGGGCCTCATCCGCCCACGTTCGGGCGCCCGTTTGCGTCATACTGCACAGGGACGCGCACCGCCCCCTTTTGGATTGCCACGAGGCGCCCGGAAGCGTCTCGCACCGTCTGCGGTGGGGCCATGATTTGCTCCGCAAGGGCCTGCAGCTGAGCCGTGATCGGTTCGAGGTCGATCTGTTGCGATTGCTGCTTGAGCAGTTCAAGCGCTTGCTGGCTCTGCGCTCCGAACTCGACCTTCCACCGCTCGAATTCAAGCCGAGACGCTTCTTGGCGCTCAGATGACGCGATGCGCAGCTGCTCAATCTGCGCCTGCTGCTGCATCTCGATCAGCTTCTGACGCGCCTCCATTTCCTGTCGGTTTTTGTCAGTCGCCATCTGCAGCTCGGCCTCAAATTGCCGCCGCTGCTGATCGATTGACGCCTCGGCTTGGAATCGCTGCTGTTCCTGCACCGCCTTGAACTGCTCCAAGGCCAGTTTCGGGTCTTGTTGCGGCGGGTGCGGCGCTATCGTCTTGGGGTCCGTGAGCAGCCGAATGTCGGCGCCCTTCAGCCGCGCGTTCTTGGCCAGCATCTTCCCGAACTCGTAGATGTTCGGGGGCTGAACAACGCCGCTTCCAGACTGCTGAGCCCAGGTCATGAACTGGCCGAACTGCTGCAGAAGCATCATCGTTTCGGTTTCGTCAGACGTGCCGACGCCGACCTCGATTACTGCGTCCATGTCCGGGTTCCATCCGCGCGGGTCAAAGGGAACGAACTTGCCGCGCAGGCGAACGAGCGCCGGCACGTCCTGGTATTCGGTCACCAGCTTGAGCACCAAGCGGAACAGGTCTCGAATTCCGGTTTCGGCAATCGTTCGCAGCGTCATCTTCTGGCGCTTGTCGACGAGGTTGTTGATGCTGCGGACCCCGGTGGCCGTCTTGTGTAGCGCGTCGCTCTCGACCCCAGGATTGAATTTCGGGATCCCAAGACGCGTCTCGCGCATCCCGTCTGCAAGCTGAAGGCCTTCGAGCGCGTCGCGGCTGACAGCCGTTGTTTGCAGCGGCTGGATCGCGTTCTGAGCCGGGCCCCTGCCGCGAACGATCCCGCCGATGCGGTCGGACAGCAGGTCATCTAGGCTGACGCTGGCGTCGAGGTTGACGTAAGTGCGTGGCCTGTTCGCCAGGTACAGGCTGTCAAGATACTGCCGCGTCAGGGCTGTTTTCAGCTCTTCAATCGGCCGTGCCACGTCTGCATAACCCAGCCCGATCACTCTGTGCGGGACCAAGATCGGAGAGATGACGGCGTAGTTGTGGCTGTCCGCCTCCTCGTCCTCCAGGATTGGCGACTCTCCACCACCGATGAGCACGCGGCGCCATTCGGCCACGCCGTCGCCATTGCGGTCGGCCTTGATGTAGCCCTTGAACAGCTCGACCTCTTCAAGCGACGGGTCGGCCGGCTCGTCTTTGGTGGCCGTCGGCGTCGACTGGTCACGAGCGTCTTTGAGCGTCTGCGCGTTGGCGCCGGAGCGGTCATAGTTCTGGACCTCCATTGCCTGGCGGAAGCCCATCTCGACCAGCTCAGAGCGAGTGAAGCACGCCCACTCGCCGATGATCCGAGCCTTGTCGATGGACCCGATCCCGCTTGTCAGAACGAAGTTCTCGGGCCTGACGTTCTCGATGCAGACGGTGCCGGCCTGCTTCACCAGCAGCACCACGTCGTGCAGCATCGGCAGCTGGCCTCCAGTCTGGATGCTCTGCGCCTCGTTCATCGGCGCCATGCCTGGGACTGGGTATGCCCTGTGCTCGATGATCTCTGCCGACCCGTCCTGCCCGATCATCGAAAGCTGTTCAGTCGTCAGCCCGCGCAGTTCCTTGCGCTTGCGCTCGGCCTCGTCCCACTCGGCGCGCACGACGCCCACCTTCGACAGCAGCGCGTCCTTGATCCACGTGCTGAAGATCATGAAGCCCGGGTTGCGGCTCTTGATCAGGTAGTTCACGTAATCGGTCGCCTGCTCGGCGTAGGCCTCGTCCTCGGGCCCTCGCGGCGCGAAGACGCCGATGTTTTCGCTGCTGAAGAACGGCTCGATGAATCCTGGCATCGCCGACTCGACGCACTCGAATACGTCGGCCGAGCGGAACTGCGAGCGGCCCTTTATTTCGTTGCCGAGCGGCATCTGCAGGTAGTACTGCAGGCTCTTGAGCTGGTCGGCCTCCAAGTGCTCCATGGCCCAGGCCGAAGAGCTTTGCAGCTCCGACGACAGGACCGAGAGCAGCTGCTCGTCGGACATTTGGCGTTTCGCGCTCATCGGGCGCGATTGTATACGCCTATCTGATGCGTCTGCTCAATAGCTCTACACAATGTCGAGCGGCGCGTACTTCAGCGGGGCAAGCGCCCGCGGAGGCTCGTAAACGCAGCACATCAGGCCAAACGCATCCGCTCCGTGCGATGCCCAGTCGTGACTCGGCCCCAGGCCGACGCCGCGCTCGTCGTCCCTCTTCTCGTGGTACCAGCCCAAAGCGTCGCGTCCAGCCTGCGTGCGCGTCTCGTCGAAGCTGATCGAAGGGAACAGCCGGCGAGCAGCCTCGATTCGTTTCCTGGCGGCACCTGCGCCTTGGTTCGGGACGACGGTCACAGAGTACCCAACGTCCTGCAGCGCGGACTGGAACGAAACGCTGTGAACCTTGTCGTTCGTCGCTCCGTCGTGAGGCAGCCAGACCTGAGCCGCGTCCGGGCCGTATCCGCGTCCGCGCAACCACGTGACATGGGCCGCTAAAGGCTGCCCGACCGCCTCGTAATAGTCCAGCGCCCTGACCTCCAGCCCGACGAACTGGGCCGCCCAGATGGCGCACGCATCGGCGCGTGCCCCGGTGCCTCCGATGTCCCAGAACAACCGCACCGTCATCAATGGGTCGACCGGGACACGACAGATGCGCCCGTCTGTGCGCGCAGACTCCAGCTCGCGCGCAAAGTATGCGCCCTCAACGGCCGTCTCGTAGTCTCCCTCCCACACGTGCCGATACCTGTCCGGGCGCTCGGACAAGTCTCGTGATCGGTCTCGCTCTAACTTCGCCGGGAACTTTGGGTTGTCGCGCCAGTTCAGCTCGACGACCTTGACGAGTGGGTCGCGCGACATCCGAAACCGGCTTTCGACCGCCGCCGACTTGCGTCTCGGGTTCCACGTCACCCACAGCTCCGCGTTCCACCCGTCGCCCTCTTCGCGCAGCGTCGGCACGAGAATCGACCACGCCGATTCAGTCACCGGCTCTGCCTCGTCGACCCAGCACAGCAGGATGCGGCCCTTCGATTTGACGCTGGCGATGTTCCGATCCAGGCCCGAGAAGGCGAACGTGATCCTCCCATCTCGGCTTCGGATGTACTGCTCTCCAGACTCGTAGTAGGCGGCAAGCACCGGCTCATCCTCAATCGCCCGCTTGCACTCTTCGAGCGACGAGTCTGACAGCGAGTTCTGGAACTGCCGCGCGCACAGCAGGATCCCGCTGATTCCTGCGCGGCCGAACCGCATCCCTTCGACCGCGACCATCTTGGCAAAACTTCGCGTCTTGGCCGAACCTCTCCCTCCGTAGGCACCGCGCACGTCAGCTCGGCCAGAAAACACCGGGATCAGCTTGGGTGGAAGTTCAACCCGAAGAGTCGACATCTGCTGCCCCGATCATCGGCACCAGTTCGATGCGCTGCACAGCTATCGGACCGCCTCCATGCCCCGTGATCTCCGTCTTTTCCGTGTAGAACCCGGCGCACTTACCGCGCAACTCTTCGGCCTTGATCGCGGCGGCAAACTGCGAATCACGGCGAGCCTCTTCACGGAGCGCGACAAGCGTCCTCAAGTGCTCGGCGATCGTGAACTCGTTTGCGGCGGCTGCCTTTGCCTGCAATTCAGCCAGCCTCGCCCGAACATCGCCATTCTGAGCAAGTAGAGACGCCTTGCGCCATACGGTTGCGTCGACCCATGCCTTAGACCTCGGGAACGCCCGCCGGTAAGCCGCAGACTGGCTCAACCCCTCCGCCAGTCCAACCGCGAACTCCTCGCGTTTCGGGGTCATAGAAACATCGGCGAGGCCAGAAGGCCCCGCCCGGTTGGAATGAACCGGGACGGCTTCAGCAGCCGCCCTTCTTGCCGGTCTTCTTCTTGCCCAATGTGTTCTCCTGGTGGATGACACGCGACTTCATGGCGCGCGCGCGCGGCCGTCACAGCGGCATCTCCAGCTGGCCGCTGACCTTCTTCTTGGATGCGCTTGGACGGAATCAGACGCGTTTTCCGAGCGGGCAGCAGCCCCGTCTTGCGCGCGCATCCTGGCCCGGCCGGACCATTGCCCCAGATCGTCTGACCTGTCGCGGCTGCCCGCAGCAAGACGCGCCCGCAGATGTGGCAGCGCAGGGTCAGACTTCGAATCATGATCAAAGCACCGCCACGATCACGCTCAGCCCTGGCGTCAGTTGGTACGCCTTGCGCACGATGCAGTGCACAGCCTGCGAATCGTCTCGAAACACTACGCCGTTCATCCCGTCGCACACGGCCTTCAGAATGTTGTCGCCGTCAGGCTTCTTCGTCGGCCTGATCTTCCCGGCCAGCGCGTCCTCACGCTTGCGCTTGGACCAGGACGCAGGGACTGATATAGACGCGCAAACGTCGACCATGCACGCCCCGCTGATGGGTGGATGGCCCCCCATCGCCGTTGCAGCGGCGTGCGCAATCAGGCCCTCGTATGCGACCGTCTTGGCCGGAGTGAACATCCGAGCGTGGCCGGCAATGCGTCCGACACGAGCCCGGCCCTTGCCCTGCGGCTCGCCCGGGACCTGGAACGCGACGTTGGTGATCATTGCGCCGCCGCCCTCCGCTTGCGCGCCAGATGCAGCTTCTTGGACACGGCTCCGTACGTGCGCCGGAACCCTGCCTTGCGAAGCACGCGCATCGCCTCCAGCGCCGTCGAGCACCGGGACAGGATGCTCACCTCCACCACAGACCAATCCGGCGCCCTGGCCATCGTCAGCCCCCGTAGGCGCGCTCGATGGCGCTGCCGGTGGTGAGGTAGTTCCCCGGGGCCAGTGCGGAGAAGAACGGCTCTGGCTTGTGCACCGTGAAGCGCTGGTCCATGCCGCATGGGCAGACGGTCACCTTCGTCTTTTCGGTCACCACAGCCGGGCCTGATGCGGAGCGCTTTGAAGGCTTCGATCCGGCCCTAAGTTCGGCCTTCGTGCGCCGCCCGGTGCCCCACTTCCAGCCCTTGGCCTCAGCGCTGGCGGCCTTGGCTGCGGCCTCGTGCTTGGCCAAGTAGTACCGGGTGCGGTTCGATGCTTGCTGGCAGCCTTCGCGGATGCCCTCGACCATGCCGGCCTTGCGCATGTTGTGCATCAGCCTGGTGATGGTCCCGCGCTGGGCCTGCACCGCGATGCACAGGTCGGACACGTACATGCCCTCTGGTCGACGGTCAAGCGCGGCAAGGACGTCGGCTCGGTAAGGGCTAGGTTGCGTCATCAGAACACCTCCAATGCGCCGCTGCGCAACGGCAGCGGCAGTTGCTGATCGCTGGGCTCACCCGCGCTCAACGGGCGGCCCAGCGGCTTGATGTGGGCCACCACGTGGTTGGCCCAGGCGACGGCCTTGGGGTGCGGCTTGCGCCCAGCAGCACGGTCGGCAAGGACGCGCTGGGCGGCGATGCGCATGAGTTCGAGCTGTTCGGCGGTCATGGCTTGCGACCCCCGTTCCATGCCCGGACTTGCTCCGGCGACGCCATCGCCAGCCAGCTCTCGAATCGTTTGTCCTGGGACAATGGGACAATGTCCCGGGACACGAAGTGGGACGGGACACTTGTCCCGTTTCCCTTATGCGCGCGCGAGTCCTGTCCCGGACATTTCCTGGCTCTTTTTGGGACATTTCCTGGTTTTTTTGGGACATTCATTCGACCTCCCGCAGGACAATGATTCGGCCGTCCGCGACCTCGATGAACCCGGCCTCGACCGCCCACTCTCGCGACCGGTAGTACGCCTTGCGGCGGGCCTCGGTGTCGGAGATGTCGGCCTCATCGCCGAACACTTTGCGCAGGTCGCGCTCCAACATCCCGTTCTGGGCCAGGCGCAGCAGCAGCCGGTTGCGGCCTCCGCGACCCTGCAGAGCCTCGCGCTTCATGGCCTCTGACAGACCGTCCGAACTTAGGAACGAAGCCGACAGCGACGTGATCTGTTCCCCGTCCTCGTCGCGCCCAAGCTCGACGCGGCGCAAATCGAAGCTGACCGGGGGTGGACGGTCTTCGTCCTTGATCTTCACGAACTCCAGCGTTGCGAGCATCTGCTTCTCGTCGCGGAACACGCCGAACGCGAAGTCGACGTTGCTGATGATTGCGCTGGCCCCGCGCGGGCGCTCGGTGGCGATGTGGCCGGAGTGGTGCACCACCCCTACCGTGCATGACATAGCGTCACGCAGGTCGCGCCCCAGAACACGCAGAAACTCGGCCACCTCGTCGTTACTGTTTTCGTTGCCGGTGAAGGTCTGAGACATCGTGTCGACCACGATGTCGCCCGGTGTGACGCCTGTTTTCTCAATCGCCACGCGCAGCGCCGAGGCCTGCGTCCGCAGGGTCAAGGGCGCGACGACAACGCGCATCGGGCACACCTTCCAATCCATCCCGCGGGCCAGGTGCCAGGCCTTGATGCGCCGGATCAGCCCGACTCCACCCTCGGCGGCCAGATAGACCGGCGTGGCCGGCTTGGTCTTGCGCCCGAGCCAGCTCATGCCGTAGCAGCGGTGGAGTGAGTAGTCCAGCGCGATGAAGCTCTTGAACGTGCCGCTGGCGCCAAAGAAGAACCCGAGCCCGCGTTCCGGGATCAGGTGCTTCACGGCCCACGAGATCGCGCCGGCCTGCGCTTCGAGGTCGGTCACGCTCATCACTACACCGAAGCCAAGGCGCGATCCGTGATCGGCATAGGGTGTCTCTGGCGGCGGCCCATCGACCACCCAGTCGGGCGGGTCCAGCGTCGGGACGCTCTCGTCATACGCCAACACCGGGCCGCGCAACGCCCGCAGCTTCGCGGCCGTGGCCTCGATGTATTCGAGGTCAGACGCCATCGCGGCAGAACGTCGCCAGGTCACAAAGCCTCGCTGCTGATTCGACCAACCGAGCCCGGTCAGGATCGGACAAGTCGCGTTGTTGGGCCATGTCCGCCGCGGCGATGGCGACGATTGAAGCCTCGTGCGCGGCCAGCAAGATCAAGTCGCTGGGCCGGAACGGCTTGCGCTCCTTGCGATTGCCGCCGCCATGCTCCTGCGGCCGCGGTGGGAACAGGTCCGACAGATCCAGGCCGAGAGATCCGACGATCTCGTCGATGCCACAGCCGGCGAAGCAGTGCATCAGCAGCCGGCCGTCGTCGGCCTCGCGGATGGACAGGCTCGGTCCGCGGTCCTCGTGTGACGGGCACCTTGCGGACCACGACGCCGGGCCGGTGCGACGCACCTTCTCGAGGTGCGGCAGGACGTTAGAGGCGGGGCTTGTCACTGCGCAGCCCTCAACGCCCCTGCGCGTCCCTGTCCGGCCCTCATCGTCCCTGAGCGTCCCTGAGCGCCCCTGAGCGTCCCTTGCAGGGCCCCAAGACGCACGGCAACACTGCCACACATGGACGAGCGCAACAGCCTGGTGATGAACTCCGCGACGGACCGCTCCTCGATCGCTGCCATGCGGCTGGCGTCGAGCAGCTCGCGCTCCGTGAGCCGCAGCTTGACCTCTTCTGTCCTCTTGTCATCACGGATCTGGCTCATCGTTCTTGCTCAACAAAAAGCCCGCCCCGACCACGCGGCCGAGACGGGCGAAAGCCCCGGATGGGGCCAGGAGGAGACTTTCACGCGTCGACCCCTTCCTGGGTCGGAATACGTCCGCCGCACACCCATGCGCCGCCGATGCGGTCACACACGAATTCGCGCGGCGGCTGCCGGTCATCAGCCGGATTGGTGCGCCGCTCGCACTGGATGCACGGCGGCAACGGGCGCCCGGTGATGGCCGACTTGCAGCCGCTGCAGCGGGCGTGGCGAGGTGTCATGTCGCGGTCAGGCTGCATCGCGGGCCTCGCGCATGTGGTGAGGGTGGACCCGGCCGGACTCGAAACCGGCTGCCCGCTCTCCACAATCACCACGACCGGCGTGGCCGTGGCCGCAGGGCCGAGGGGAGGCCATGCACTTCGATCGCTTGGATGCACGTCCATCCGTGCTGCGGGTCCATGATCTGTCAGGCCGCATTGCGCGCCTCTTCGGATGGGGCCGGGAACTCCGCCGTGACCAGCTCGGGCCAGATCATGTGCCAGTCGTCTGGACGCAGGTCGCGGCGGGTGACGGCGCCACCGGTGGCGCGCTCGATGGCAACGCAGTTTGCCGGATCCGGGATCCTCCCGGCATACCGGTGTTGCCACTGGCGCACCTGCGCCTCGCTCTTGACGCCAATCGCGACCGAGAGCTTGGCAACTGACATCGAACCAGGTGACCGCAGATAGTCGCTCAAGTGCATGACCGGCATGATAGTAGCAAGTGCTACCGCAACGCAAGTGGCTAATCCTCCGAAAACAGTAGCTTTTGCTATTGACACGCGACGTAGCGGCTGCTATCGTCCATCCTCAGTCGCCAACCAACCGACCAGGAGCCCCAAATGACCGGCACCCCCGTCCGAGACTTCCGCGGCCCGAGCGCCGCCTACTTCACCCCGGCCGAGCTGCGGGGCCGCACCGAAGCCGAGTGCAGAGCCGCAGCCCGCGGCGCCTTCATCGAGTCCGTCCAGCGCAACGTCGACCGAAGTCTGCCGCTGGACGTGCCCTTCGGCCGCACGCAGCAGATGACGACCGATGTCATCGCCGACTACATCAGCGACAGCGACTTCGGAGCGGTGCTGCTCGAGGCCATGAGCCTGGCCGAAGAGCGCCGCAACCCGGGCGAGCTGCTGCGCCGGCTCACGCAGATGGTGGCCGATGCTTATGCCTGCGCGCACTCGGGAGTGTGGGAATGAGTGCCGACACGATGGTGGTCGATGTTCTCGATGCCCAAGGCGAGATCGAGCGGCACCTGTCTCTAGGTGCGCATGGAAGGATCGTCATCAGGACGACGATCGAGAACAAAGTTCGACTTTTTTCGCTTGGGGTCTTCGGTGTGTCGCTTGAGATCGACGAATTCGACGCCGCGGTGCTTGCAGATCAGCTCCGTGCAGCCTGCCTCGCGATCAAGGCCAGGCCGGAGGCCACCACATGCTGACCGCCACCATCGTCGCGCTGTGGGTCGCGCTGGCCGTGGCCGTGGCGCTCGTGTTCGGCGCCGCGGCGCAGGTCGGGGGGCGCGATGCGCACTGACCGCTTCGAAGAGTCATACATGCGCCGCGTGGACCTGCTGATCGCGGCCATGGCGGTGGCGTTCGTGGTGGCTTGCGTGGTTGGGCCGCTGTGATGTCCCACGACACCACCCTGCGCTACAGCCGCCAGGCCCGAAACGAGGTCGCGCAACGCGAGTGGGCCGACGATGCCGTGATGGTGGCGTTCCTACGTCCACCGCCGGCAGAGGCCTGCACCGACATCGGCGCCGATCAGCCCCGCGCCCTGACCGTCTCGCCGCTGCGCCGGCTGATCCGCTCGCTGCGGATCCGAATCATCACGAGGAGCCCGCTGTGACCTTCGACGAATACTCGGCCATCGACGCCATCAACTGGTCGAGCCTGAAGCACATGCGCACGTCGCCGCTCGCGTTCCAGCACGCGCTGCAGGCGCCGCGAGAAGACACCACCGCGCTTGCCATGGGCCGGGCCGCGCACACGCTCATCTTCGAGCCGCACCTGTTCGATGAAGAGTTCGCCATGTGGGAAGGCGACCGGCGCGGAAAAGAGTGGGCGCAGTTCAAGGCCGACAACGAAGGCAGGACCATCCTCAAGACCACGGAAATAGACGACATCGCAGCCATGGCGGATGCCGTGCGCCGCCACCCGCTAGTGGCCCCCTATTTCCACGACGCCGAATTCGAGCAGACGATGGTGTGGACAGACCCGCGCACCGGGGCAGCATGCAAGGCGCGAGCGGACTGGATGCAGCCCGCTAACCGCGTCCTGCTCGACTTCAAAACCTGCCGATCAGTCGACGGGCGCCGGTTCGGTGCCGAGGCCGCGCGCTGGGGCTATCACTTGCAGCTGGCACACTACAGAGCCGGGTGCGAATACGGTCTCGGATGGGCCCCCAAGAGGGTGCTGATCGTGGCCGCGGAAAAGGCTGCGCCGTTCGATGTCGCGGTCTTCGAGATCGACGCGGCATCGCTGGAACTCGCAGACGCAGAGCTGTCCGAATTGATGGACCGGCTCATTGCATGCCGCCAGGCCGATCAGTGGCCGGGGCGGTACACGGAGGAACAGGCGCTCCAACTCCCTGCCTGGGTGTTCGCAGACGACGAGGACGACATAGATGGATACGGACTCTCGTCGGGAGAATGAAATGGACGTAGGACTGGGATTCCTTGGGCCGTACATCACGGCAGCCGAATTGTCGGGCAAAGAGCCGACGCTGACCATTGACCGAGTCGTGCTCGAAAAAGTCGAGAGCATGAAGGCAACAGACGACGACGGTGCCGGCAAGTTGCGTGACCGATGGGTCGTGTACTTCAAGGAGTCCAAGGGCGACCGGGGATGGCTGCTCAACCGCACGAACGCCGAGTGCATCAAGGCTGTATGGGGCCGGGACGTCGAAGCGTGGGTCGGGCACAAGCTGACCCTGTACACAACCAACGTGCGGGTCGGCCCGAAGATGGATTTGGGCATCCGCGTGAAGGGGTCGCCAGAGATCACGGAGCCTGTGGTGTTTGAGTTGCGGCTGCCCAGGAAGAAGCCACTTCGCACGACGCTGCTGCCGACCGGGAAGACAGCAGCGTGACGACCTAACGATTGAGCTAAGCGGCGGCGAAGCCGTCCGCTTGTGCGAAGGGTTAGCCGGCCCCTTGAAAACCGGCACAACCTTGGAGCGCCAAATGCAGGCAGTAAGAAGCTACGAATGGGCCGCTGACGCGGTGGAGAAGGTGACGCAGCAACACCGCGAGTCGCAGGCGTGCGAGCGCCGGTTGCGCCAGATGGCCGCCAAGCGCGAGAAGGATGCCAAGCGCGCCGCCCGCAAGGCCGCAGAAGCCAAGGTGCCGGCATGACGCCCAGCGCCCGCCTGAGCGTGGACCTGCAGGACATCGCCGAGCGCCTGCACACGATGCTGGAGCAGTCGGCTGGCGAGCCCTGCGCGTTTGTGCTGGTGTGCCAGGCCGACGGCGTAGCGCAGTACGTGAGCAACGCCGACCGCAAGGACGGGAGCGAATTGATCGAGGGCCTGCTGGCGAGGTGGAAGGCCGGGCGCGCGGACATCCCCGCGCACTACAACCCCGACCTTCGCCCGCCACAGGCCGGCTAACGATTGAATTGAGGCGACGCCGAAGGCGGTCGCCTCGAATGAAGGGTTCGGCTTCACCCATGACGAAGCCACAAACCTAGGAACGCCATGAACCTGATTGACTACCTGAGAAGCAACGCCATCCAGTGCGCGCCCGAAGAGGCAGACGCGGATGTGATTTTCTTCGGCGTGCGCAAAGGCCCCGAGGCAACGGCCGACGCGCTGAAAGCCGCGATGGCCGCCCACAAGGGCGAGTTCTGCGACGTGAACCCGCTGGACGGCCAGGAGCACAGCTACATCGAATTGGGAGGGTGGGTGGGCGACCAGGGTGCCGCGCTGTCGTTGATCGGTCTAGGCGCCGCGCTGGGCGCGTGGAAGTTGCTGACGCCGAAGACGATGCTGGGCGACCTGTGCCCGCCCGACATGGTGCAGCAGATGGCCGGCATGGGCATGGTCAGCATGCTGGCCGCGTGAAGCCGAACGCAGAAGTAACCGGGCGCCCGAGATGAATGCCCCGGAGCGCGCTGACCTGTTGGCGCTCCGGTTCACTGACCTGTTAGGCCGTGTGGCCGAAGCGAGAAGACGATGGCACAGGAAAAGAGCTTGGCCGACAAGCTGGTGTTTTTCATGCGCAGGCGCGACGAGGCCAAGGCCAAGATTGACGCGCTGCCGCGGGAGGGTGACGCATGGCCGACGCTTTCGGTTCTGCTGGACCAGCAGGAGACGGAAGCGGCCGATGCGTTGTACGTGGCGACCATGACGGCCGACCGCCTTGGGCGGCTTGCCGAGGTGGTGCAGCCAAAGAAGCAGAAGGCCTAACGTGGAGTTCAGCGGGGTGCGCCGCTTTATGGCGCAGCCTCCGCTGGAACGAAAGGTTATGCGTCTGGAGACACGAATGGCGAACTGTGGATTTTGCAAGCTGCAAGACAACTGCCCAGGGATGAATGACTGCGTGCATTGGAGTGAAGACGCGCAGCGGTACAACTGGCTTCGGAGCCGCCAGAAGCTCGACTTGCGCAGCGACTGCACCAAATGGACGCGCAAGGATGGCACAAGATTTACGGCTTCTCACTATCTTGCTGAGGGCGACATGCGGCATGGCCCAGCCGAAACGCTGGACGAAACGATTGACGCGGCGATGCGAGTTAGAGCGGATGCGCATAACGCCAGGTTAAACGGCCAGCCGTAGGCTGGTCCGTTTGAACCGACAGTTAGGCCCCACGAACAGATAGAGGAACGCATGAAGTTTGAACACTGCGACAAGCACCAAGGCACTGAAATACATGGGCTCAGGTGCAAGATGATCCGCAACGATGACGGAACCGCGGCCACGCAAGAGCAGATTTGGGCACTGCTGGAACGCCTGCAAGCCGAGAACAGGCGATTGCACGCGGCGGCCGAGAAAGCGCGCGACAGGTTCCAACGCATCGTAGACGAGCCCAGCAACACGATGAGCGACGCCAAGGCGCTGCGCGAGATTTTGCGGCAGGCAAAGCTGGGCCTTGCTGGGGCCTAACGCAAAGCTAACTTGACCGCCACGGCGCGAGCGCCACAACAGAAGGAAGACGTGATGAACGATGCAGACAACAGGCCCGCCGTGGTGGGTCAAGTTGAGCGACCTGTTAGGCCTGGCTCCGAAGCGCGGTGGTACTGCCTAGACCGCGACGGCGTTGCCATGCTGTGCAAAGACGAGGCGGACGCGCGGGCGCAAGTGATTGAGAACGATGACCTTTGGCCTGCACGCGCGCCGCACCGCGCCGCGCTGCTATGCGACCTGGAATACCTGCGCGATGGAGGCGACTTCATACCGCTGGCGCAGCCGCGCAACGAGCAGGCAAAGCGAACTGCGGAGCTTTGCCTCAGCGCCTGGGCCACGGCGCGCATGGATGCGCTGGAAGCCAAGAACGCCGCGTTGGCCCGCGAGGCGCACACATGGTGGACAGCGTGCAGAGACGCGACAGGCGAGATCGAGCGGCTGCGCGAAGTGGCTGCGCGCATGGTGGCGGGCATCGACCACCTGGACAAGCTGACGCGCGAGTGGGAACCCGATCACAGCAGCGGCGCCGACAGACGCGGATGGCTGCTGGCGAAGGAAGCTCGTGATGACGCGGCCCGGCTCTTGTGGCCTAACGCAGAGCTAACCGGGCGACCGGAAGCGAAGCTGTAGGGCGCTCCGGTTGAGCGACGGGTTAGGCGTAGTGGTTCCGAAGCGATAGGAGATTGGAATGACGACAGTGACTCAAGCCGTGATTGACGCGAAGTGGCGGCGCGTGCCTTTGGCCGAACTCACGAATCCGCGCAAGCGCGGCCCGCTGATGACATACCAAGACCATTGGTGGGCCGTGGACGAGAACGACAACGTGTTCTTCTTCAAGGGCAAGTCCTACTCTCCGCAGTGCAACACGAATCGGCTGATTGTGGAGCGCCACCTTGCGCAAGGGCTGGCAACGCACGCGGTGCTGGTGCCGTGGGCGTGGGTGAAGTTCGACATTAGCGACTACGCCTAACGCAAAGTTAACCGGGAGCCAACGCGATGAATGATGCAACACCCGAAGCGCGCCAGCCTGTGCAAGCCGCCGAGCCGTTGGCTCTCCGGTTGAACGACCAGTTAGGCATGCGTTTCGGCGTGCGCTACGTGGTGACGCGCAACAGCAAAAACCGCGAATTCCAGACCGGCGACCGCGTATGGATGGAGCCTGACGGCTCGATCATGTGCCCGGCCGCGCATGGCTGGATGCCGCCAGAGGATGTGATTGAGGCAACGGAGGGCTGGGCAATCGAGCCTGATGCCAACTGGGCCGCTGCGATGCGCGCTGACTTGGAGCGGCAACTGGCGGCGCTGCCGCATGCCTAACGGTTGAGGTAACCGGCCGTACTCGGTCCGGTTGACCGAGTTGTTAGGCCCCAACGCGGAGAACGTGATGAAGGTTGAACTGACCAAGGAGTGGTGCATGAACATGGCCAAGATCGAAGAGCGCGCGGGCGATGCCGCGACGATGTGCGTATGGTGCGAGGAGCGCGTGACTGGCGCGTGCAAGAGCCACTATGAAACGCTGACCTGCGAACGCCGCGTGATCGTGCCTACGGCTGAGGAGTGGGCAGGGGCTGAAGCTCACGCGCTGAAATACGCGCTGTATCGGCTGGCGGACGCGGCCGAGGCTTTGGGCGTGAACCACTTCGGCGATGACTGGAGATCCGATCAAGTTCAGGAACTCCAAGCGGCGACGCGCGCCGCACGGCTGGTCTTGGGGCCTAACGCGGAGGTGAGGCGGTGACAACGGCTGCACGAAAGAAGTTACCCGCGCCAAAGCCCCCGGCCGTTGGCACTCGCCTCGACCGACCAGTTAGGCCATGGTGCCGAAGCGAGGAAGACTATGAACGCAATGCAATTGATGGACGCCCGCGACGAAGCACACCGTGCGACGCTGGAGCGCATTGGGCAGGAGATTGGCTATGGCCGCGCGCAGCAGATGCTGGGCGAGGCGTGGGACGCGATGCTTGACCGCGAATACCCGTCGCCTGCGGGCACGCCCCGGTCCGGTCGCGGGCGCATGGGCGTGGGCGCAAACGTGCCTGTTGGCGAGGTCGTGATCGGCCCGAGCCCGATTGACGGCAGCGAAGGGTTCACGATGGTGCGCTGGGCCAAGGAGCGCGGCTGCCCGCCCGTGGGCACCCGGCTGTACGCCGAGAAACTGCACCCCGCGAACCTGTGAGGCCGAACGACCAGTTCAGCGGCGGCCCTGCCGGGCTTTCGCGGACCACAGGACGGCCGTAGGGCCGTCCGTTGCAACGACCAGTTGTGCGGCTGGTGGCACGAAAGGACAGAAGCATGCCGATACGCCCCGAGAACCGAGCCAGATACCCGAAGGACTGGAAGCGCATTGCGGACGCGATCCGCGAGCGCGCTGCCCAACGATGCGAGGGCTCGCCAGCCTACCCTGACTGCCGCGCGCCGAACGGTGAGCCGCACCCTGAAACTGGCTCTCGCGTGGTGCTGACGGTGGCGCACCTGGACCACACGCCGGAGAACTGCGAGCCGGCGAACCTGAAGGCGATGTGCCAGCGCTGCCACCTGACGTATGACGCTGAGCACCACAAGATCACCGCCTACCGGACCCGCAAAGATGCGGCGATGACGGCGGACCTGTTTTGATGCTGCCTAACGTGGAGCTAACGTGACCGCAACGGCGCTACAGACCGACCCGAAGCGTGAAGACGTGGCCGCCGTTGCGGGTCACGTTGAGCGCAGGGTTAGCCGGCAACCGGCGGTGCTGGCCCTGCCACGCCCGTACTACGAAGACGAGGCCGTGACCCTGTACCACGGTGACGCGCTGGCAATGCTGCCGCTACTGCCCAAGGCTGACGCGCTGGTGACGGACCCGCCCTACGGCGAGACTTCGCTGGAGTGGGATGTTTGGCCCGATGGCTGGCCCGACGTGGCCGCTTTGGTGGCGCCCCAGGTGTGGTGCTTTGGCTCGATGCGGATGTTCATGGACAAGGGCAGCCAGTTCGCAGGCTGGAAGCTGGCGCAGGATGTTGTGTGGGAGAAGCACAACGGCAGCAACGCCGCGAACGACCGGTTCCGCAGGTTGCACGAGCTGGCGCTGCACTTCTACCGGGGCGAGTGGGGCGACGTGTTCAAGGCGCCGCAGTTCACCAACGACGCCACGGCGCGCACAGTGCGCCGCAAGGCCCGGCCAGCCCACTGGGGCGACATTGGCGCCGGCAGCTACGCAAGCGACGACGGCGGGCCGAAACTGATGGGCAGCGTGATCTACGCGCGAAGCTGCCACGGCTACGCAGTGAACGAGACACAGAAGCCCGAAGACATCGTGGCCCCGCTGCTGCAGTACAGCGTGCCGCCCGGTGGGCTGGTGGTGGACTGCTTTGCCGGCAGCGGCACCACGGGCGCCGTGGCGCGCAAGACCGGGCGCCGGGCGATCCTGATTGAGAAGCGCGAGTCACAGTGCCAGGCCATCGCTGCGAGGCTGGCACAGGGTGACTTGTTGACGGCTAACGAAAAGGGTAACCGGCCTGCGTAGGCCGAAGGCCGTAGCGGGTCCGGTTGACCCGCCAGTTAGGCCCCAACAAGGAGAACGTGATGAGTGGACTTTGGAGATACGGCGACAAGGCGCCGGAAGGCAAGTATCTGGTGACGCGCCGCGACGGCTCTGTGCCTGAGTGGCCTTACATGGTGTTCGGCGCGAAAGACCCGGCCGCGCCTGCTGCGCTGCTGGCCTACGCCAACGCAGCCGAGACGCTGGGCTTTGACCCGGTGTACGTGGCCGATGTGCGCCGGATGGCGGGCGAGTTCGCTGCCTACTGCGCGATGCACGGCAAGGGCGACCCCGACGCGCCGCCGCACCGAAAGGACGACCCGGCCACGTTGGCGAAGATGCGCGGCGGGCATGGGGCCTAACGCGGAGTTAACCGGGCCGCTGGCCCATGGTGGCTGAAGCCGCGGCCTGTAGCGGCTCCGGTTGAACGCACTGTTAGGCGTTGCCTCCGAAGCGAAAGGACATGAGCATGGAAACACTAGACGCCGCCGTTGACAAGGCTTGGGGCCGCTTCGAGGCGGAGATGAAGCGCGGCCAGCGCACCTACCCGCTGACGGTGGAGTGCCTGTACACCGACGACACCAAAACGCTAATGAGCAAGGGCCACCAAGACCCGGCCGAGTTCATGCAGGCGTGCGAGGAATGGTACGGCGGCCCGCTGCAAGGCTGGGGCAAGGTGCGCCACGGCTGGGGCCGCACGGTGCCCGACAGCACTGGCGAATACGCGTTCCTGATGCTGCCCGCCAAGCCGCACGCACGGGGCGCGTACCCGACGACGACCGTGATTGACGACCCGGCGTATGACCACGATGACGCCTAACG